CGGATTTTCGATATTGCGGTACTGAACGGCGCCGGCCGTTGTCCGGGAAGAGGCCGCTGTGCCGGTATGGTAGTTCATGCTGTCCGTGCCGCCGGTATTCGCCATAGGGCTGCTGCCGCAGATGCCTATGCCGATGACGCTCTGGCTGTTCCAGTCGGCAAATTCCACCAGGTACAAAAGCCAAACCGCACACCACGAAGCGAAGTCGTATTGCCCCCACTTGCTGCCCTTGTTTTTGGAGTTGGTGCGGGCCGTTGCGCGCGTTATATTGGCCAGCGGCTTCGAGCCGGTTTTGGAGTAATAGCCGGAGATCGTATTATAGCG